CTCATCAGAAAGTGCCATTGACTACCATTTCGTTTTATCAGCCCAATATGCCGCAGACATTTTGCCCTTGGCGATGTTCTTTGCATGACGTGCCTTGAATGACGCACGTTTCTTCTTCATTGCTTCTGACTCACCGGCTTTCGGTTTACCTGCGGTCTTTGCGCCCTGTTCGCCAAATCGGATTGTCTTCACCTTATCACCGACTTTTGCGACAACGACGTGAGATTTTTTCGGGTGACTAGGCGTTCTCTTGGGTTTGTTGTACCCAGCAACACCAACACGAGCAAGTCTAGGGTCTTTCTTAGCCACGAGTTGCTCTCCTCACTGCTTTCCTTTCGGACGGCGTGTACTTGGCTGTTTGCTTTCCTGATTTGGTTGCTTTGTTTTTGGCTCGGCTTCCTGCGGCTTTTTGACCGGCTGATAGTGATTCCCGTGCCTTCTTCGGAAGATAGCGAGACTTACCTTCTTTGCCAGTGTAGTCCCAATCCTGCTTAGTCCACTTAGATAAACTATTGCTTGGCTTCTTAGCCCCTGCATACTTACCGCCTTTGTCCTTGTAAATCTTAGTCGCTAGTTGCATGGCACGGGCAGAATGCTTCCCGCCCATCTTTGCTTTGGCTTCCGCTTTGGCCTTCTCCCAGAGTTTAGGATTGGTTTTCTTCGCCGTTGCCATTCGTAATCTCCTGCGCTGGCGCAAAGCCGATCATTCCAGACTCGTCTTGCACGTCCATCAGTGTTCGTTCTGGTTCGACAATCCCTGCCGACTTGAGTCGATTGAATATGTCCTGTTCCGAAACGATTGATCTATCGAGCAAAGTGACCATCGACATAATCAACTGCGGATCAAGAGCTTTATCGTAAAACTCACGGTTAATCTCAAACTTCGCATCGGATGTATCTACACCCATAAACTCACCGACCCAGCCAATGCACGTCTCAATCGCTTCCGAGAGATTCCATACCACATCACCAAGGACAGAGTTTTCACTTGCAAAGCGGATTTTCGCCGCTTCAGCAGTCTCGCGGTCTGCGCGATCAGTGATAATCCGTGCGCCGATCATAACCATTTGCTCTTCTTTGGTCTTCATAGCCTCCATGACCAGTTGGTTTGGATTGGCTTGAAGCAAAGTGGCAGAACCCGTCTCACCTAAGACGTGACCGGCGCGAGAGCCTAGTTTGATTCCTTGTGGGTTGTACTCCTTGAACTGTTCCAACGAGAGGGAATGCGTGAGAAACAGGCTGGGTTGGCCCACAAGGAAACAGGACTCTTCGTAATCTGCTGAGTTACGGAAGTGAGCGATGTTGACTTCGGCAATATCTGCCAGAGGTGCATCATCAATCGTTGAGTCGTTATTCTTTGCCCCTACGAAGACCAGTGGAATCTTATCCCAGTTGGTTCCGTCAGCTCGTGTCGGGTAAAACTCTTCCGTGAATGGCTCGTCTTCACGATAAATCTGTTGAGAATATCCCTGTTCCTTCAGTCGGAGAACGCGATATTGAATCTTCTTGGTATGGTCAAACTCATCCGCCGCCACCAAGTAGTGTTCAGCGATCACTACTGAGGTGAGCATTCTGCGGCCACCGACAATATCTGTCTTCCAGTTAATGACTTGTTCCGCTGTGTACGGAATGATACTCGCTCGGAGGTTCATTCGTTCCACATCTTCCGCACTAAGGCCAGTTTCAATCTGCGGATAGTCAACGAGGAATACCGTGCGCCCCGTTTCCATGACGTTGGACATTTCGTCTTTCGATAGCTGGATCAGAGATAGTCCGTCGCCTGTCGCATCTTTTCTCAGATACTCCAAGTCTTCCGGTAGTTCGATCTTTGGGTTCTTGCGGAATGCCGCACCCACTAGCGCATTTTTCGTGCGTCCAGTGAAGTTCGCATACAGAGCGCGTTTCATGTACTGGCGGTAACGAACTGTCTCCGTTCCCTTGCGTTCGTCTCCAGAAGTGTTGTCTGGGACGGGAAGATAGTTGTGTTTCTTCTCTTTGACAGCGATTGATCCACAAACTGCGTCACGAGTTTGCGTCCAAATCGGTAGGTATTTGGCGTACTCTGGATGCTGGGTGCTTACTGGCATGGCTTAACCCTTCACAAATTTAGGCATATTGTATCCCCAACAGTCATCATACAGCAAAACCAAAGTCCACATCAGCCACTCTCTTACGAATCGGAAACTCATACGCAATCGGATAAGTGGTTGCGTCGTTCTGGTGATCGTGGCCCGCAGATTTATCTGGTTCACCATTCTTGTAGGTTTGTTGTTCCAGACAATCGGCAGTCACAGGGCAGGTAATCGGATTGATTTTCACCTTCCCGTATTCCAGAGCCGCATTCATTGCCGCGATTCGATCCCGTACACGAGGGTTAGCCCTGTTCGCACGGACGGTAAACCCAGCTTCTTCCAGCAAGGCTAAGTCAGAAATACTCGCATTCACGGATTTAGTCGCCGCCCCACTCGCATCAGGGTAGATGTAAATGGCATGACCTTTCGACTGCCATTCGTTCTGAATCTTGTCAATCATGCGAGGAGTATCTTGCATCTTGACCAGTTCAGCCACGCCGTGCCAAATCCCTTGCCTCTGCACATACACAGTGGCGGCCTGATTCATCACGTTAAAGTCACATCCAATGTACAAAGGCTCTCCCCTGCGGATTGTTTCTTCGCTTCGACAAACCTTCCGGTCATACGAGGAGTAAACCGAACCAGATTGTAAGTTGACAAACTGTCCATACAAGTAAGCATCCAGTAGGTTACTGGGATACATATCTCGTAGCGATTTGATATAATCTTCAGGTAGATAAGGGTTCGACTCCGTAGGAGCTTGGATAATCTCATACCCCTCTTTCGGGGATTGCTTCCAAGTCCGGTAGACAAACCGGAAGCCTTCAGGAGTGGTAGTAACTCCAATCGTATTTTTCGATCCATCAGGTTTGTACTGTCGATTCCGTGCAAGGATCATTCGCCATACGTCTTGAGCATCATCAGTTTTCAACGTATCCAACTCGTCCACATCAGCATCACAGTGTTCGTAACCGATAATCCTCGATGGATTCTCCATACTCCGAAACAGTATTTCCCCAATGCCATGAATGATAATCCGATTCAACGGACTCTTCTGCAAAGTAAAGGGAACCCCCAATCGTTCCAGAATTGCCTCAAACCTCGGCCATGCAATGACTCGAATCAAGTCAAACGTCGGAGCATAAAACCCCCGTACAGGATAGAACTTCTCACTCGATTGATCGGTATTACAGGCATTCGCAGTATTGATTAAGCCGAAAATCGCTCGAAACACAGCCGCTTCAGTCTTCCCAGCACCGAATCCAGCCACCATTGCCGGAAACTGACTACCCGTCTCAATGTACTCAATCTGTGGTTTGGTCAGCTCTAAATGCAAAAAAGTATCCTTATTCGTTTATCGCCCCGCGAGACGATGTTCATTTATTAACATTTGAGGGAAGCCCTTTTAGTCTCCCAGATTTTTCGGGCCGAGTCGAACGCCATTTGTCTGGCTGGAGTTAAGGGGGGCTGTCCGCCGCCGCCTCGGATTCGATGGGGGGATGCACCCGCCCGCCCGAAAGCCGCGCCCCGCCTGACTTTCCGCCCGATCCGCCGCCGCCCGCTCGCTACCCGTCCGCATCTAGTTCCAGATGGTCAGGCCGTGGAGTCACGTCGCGCTCGATCCGATCCGGTGCTTGGGTGTAGGTGATATTGATTGTCGGCTTCTCCTGTTCCGGTGTTGCCTCAGTCCAGCCCGCCATGCACTTGAGCCAAAAGAGCTGAGCTAGAGGATTCATCTTTTGCGTGGCGTTCTTGAATAGGGATTGGCTGACCGCTAGGTTCGCGTTTGCCCGTCCCTTTTTCCACGCCGTATTAACAGACTCATTCTCCCGAATCAGTTTGGTCATGGTGTTCTCGCTGATCCCAATGATCGCGGCGGCTTCACGCTGTGATAGGAAGCCCGCCATTGTTTCGAGTTGTGTGAGTTCTTGCGATGTTAGGGCGACTTCAGGCCGTCCCCCTTTTGGATTGGTAACAGGTTTGTGAATTGGCATTGTCTAAGACCCCATCTATGAACAATGGGTGAAAGCATATCAGAGGCTTACAGAGAGACGCTAGGAGAGGACATAAGAAAGGCCGGAGAGGTTTTTACCCGTCCGGCCCTAGATCGTTTACTGTGTGGCTTTTTAGGCTACCTCAGACCGATCCTTCGCTCTACCTCGTTTCTGGCTTCGCTAATCCCTATTCTGCCCAGTATGTCAGCGAGTCGCTCAACCCCTGAGCGTTTAGCCTGAAAGCATAGGCTATGGAACCACGGCGAACTGATCGCCTCGCCCGCCTCTGTTCTGATCTGACCCCCTGAGAAGGTCTGACCCTTTACCCATACGGGAGGTGATACAGAAGTGCCGATCCATGTAGGATCAACGCAAGCCCGCACCTTGAGGACAAACAGGTTAAGGTCACCGGCTAGGTATTCCCGAACCTCTGAAGGCTGAAGCCGTTGATAGCTATCAGCCATCTCCTTTGCGTTCGCCTCCCAAACCTCTATTTCATAGTGCCAAGGGCCGTCAGGTTCATGGTTGAACTCTTCAACCACTACCCGCTCGAATCCCCTTAATTTTACCACATTCGACATACTAACCCCTTGATTTATCTGGATTTGATGCAACTGAGACAGCCGCGCAAATAGTCATAAAAACGGCCAACGGGAACAGATATTCAGTTGCACCCATTAGCAAGCAAGCGAACAGAAAGCCAAGCCCCGAAACGCTGAGATAGCCCGCCACATAATGAGCCGCCCGCTTGAAGCGATAGGCCCGCGAATATCCAAAGGTCTGAGTTTTCATACCGCCACCCCGTAACGCTCCGCGAAGTGGTCAAGCATTATGGCTTCTTGCATACCGCGCAGGAATTCGTAGCACTCCCGCGCCGTACCGCTCCGCAGGTCACGCACTCCGCCGCCCTTGGTTACGATCTGTTCGATGTGCCAAGACCCAGAAGACCGCTTGCAAAGGATGTGGCCGATCTGACCCTCATAATTGCCGCTTGCCATCCACTTAAACGCCTCCCGAGGGTAACCCTTTTCAGCGTTCACCCAATCAGTCAGATTTTCTAAATGTGCCGTTGTGATTCTCATAATTAAAACCCCCATTTGTCGCGGCAAATTGGCCCGATGCCGTCTTCGATTGATTTGTGATTGGTCAGAGTGCGGCCACAGCACCCACAGCGGCCCTCGCCCCTTTCGGTAGTCACTTTCGCATATTCAGTCAGACCCGCCAAAGGATCAGACGCGCTAGCCTCGACAGCCGCCGCCTGTGCATCGGTGCATGACTTGGAGCGGACAAACTCGCCGGAGGGCGTGATTTTGCCAAGGTACTCGCGGTCTTCGTAATGATCCGCATCGTCATTCACATACAAACAGCCAGCGTTGACCGATCCAGCTTTCGCCTCGGCAATCCGAAGGCCGACAAAGCGTAAAACTGGCTTGGCTTTGTATGCCGCCTTAGCTTTCTCGAAATGAGCAAATAGCTCGACAAACTTCTCGGACACAGCGCACGGCGTCAACTGCCGCTCTTTCTGAGCCGCTTTCTCAGCTTGACGTTCGACGGCTTTGGAATGCCACCGCATGACCATCTCCAACTGCTTCTCGCTCCACGGCTTCGACTTGCGGAACTGTTCAATCAAGCTCTGGGCGACTTCGTTATTCATCCAGAAAGGGATATATGTCGTCGCAGTGATAAGCCACCCGCAAGCGTCGCGCTGTTCATCAGTAAGGCCGAAATGCCAATCAGCGTGAGCCTTAATGGCCGCCTTACGCTCGGCGGCCTTCTTATCGGATGACCGCTTGCGAGCCTTGGCCCGCTGTTCTGGGCTAGTCTTAAATGACTGCTTGCCCGCGCCGTTGCACTTAAAGCACTCACCAACCACTCGGCCAGTGTAAGACCGGAAACGGCCCGTACCGTTACACGCCGCGCACTTCTCGACATACTCCGCAACCGTCTCAGCGTCGGCCCCTGCTATCAGTGCGTGGCTCGCGTTGGCAAACTCTGCCCGAGGCGTTGCCGCTACATCAGCGGCCAGTTCTGGAATACCCGCAAACGGGTCTTGATTGTGTGCGCTCATTGCTCACCCCCTGAGATAGAAACAAGAAAGAAAAAGGTACAAACCGCACAAAGGCCGATTTGCAAAGAACCGAGCAACACCGCTTCAGTGTCACCCGAAAGCAAGCCCCAAAGGATAAAACCCAAAGGGGCAACCCATCCGGCGATAAAGAATACCGCCACCAAAAAAGCTGAAAGACGATCATTCATCATGCAATCCTCTCCGCCCAAAGTTTCCGGCGATTCTCGTTAGTGTCTGAAATGCCCTCGGCTTGATTGAATATAGACTTGGCCGCATCAAAGCTGACCGCATCGATCTTAAAGCCTTTAGACTTCTGCCCTTTCGGATAAACAAAATAGGTTCCGATCCTCATCTCACACCCCCTCAACATACGAAACGTCGAAGCCATGCAAGGCGAAAGCCTTCACAACATCTTCGGGCAATTCATAAACGCCATCGTAGTCGGTAATCTCGCCGCCCATAATCCAAACGTTACCGCTTCCCATTTCTTCATCGGTTGAATGGTGACCAAACCACCAAATCTCCCGGCCTGTTTCTGGCTCGTCTTTGACTTTGCCAATGTCCCATTCACCAACACGGCGGGCGACATTTTCAGGAAGTGGCTCCGGCTCATACGCTTCTGGATGCTCGGCACGGCGGCGAACCATCGCGGCGGCTGTGTCAAATGCATCTTGCTTTTCATCCTCTTCGGCTGTGGCTTCTGGGCGGCCATCTACAACCACCTTGAACACGTCCCACTCCTTGTCAAAGTAGACCGAGATAACATCATCAAACTTCTTTATTAATTTCATAATTTCAGACTCCTTTTAGCTGAGTCCTAAAGATAACCATTGAAAGCAACAAATACAACAGCGGCGGGGACTTTATTTGCTTATGAGAGCAAAAAAATCTCCCCCTCTTTATATGTACTTATTATCTATATAAGGCGGGATAGTTTCGGCGGATGTTTACAAAGTGCGCTGAGACGCATTCTAAAGCCCGTCACGCGACGATCTGCCCGCACCCTTGCTAGGGTATTCCCAGAGAAAGATCGTCGATTCCCTTATAAATCAATAACTTAGGTCATTTTGACGGTTTGGGCTTATTTCTGGGCCATCAACCACGCCTCGGCGGTAGGTTCTGGGGCGGGTTCTAGCTCAGAGAAAGCCGCCGCAGTGTCGGCAATTCTTCGCTCCTTTCTGCGGACTCGATCCGCTACCCCGTCCCAGTGACTATCGACTAACTCAGAACGAAGGGCGGGCGACTGTTCCAACGCTTGCCGAAATTGTGCCTTGAATGGATCAAGGGCGGGGTGACTTATTGGCGGGGCTTCTTCTTCTGCTTGCTCGGCTTTCAGTTCGTACCCCTTCGCCCTTTCTTTCGCCTTCAGCCTTGCCCGATATTCTGCCAACGTCGGCTCGCTCTTTGGCGGAGCCTGAAGCGTCAACCCGTCCTCTATGTTCTTTCTCCGCATTTCTCGGTTGACCGTCGGAGGCGTGTAGTCGTCATCAGGGAATAGCAAGGCCAAAGGAAGGCCGAGAGCCTTTACCAATTCCGGCCCACCCGCCCCGCAACTGAAACAGTGCGCCACGATATAGCCGCCGCCCTTTGCCGTGATCGAGAGGGTCTGACCTTTGGAGCCGTGAACCGGACAGCAAGCCCGCACCGAATCGCCCGAGCCTTTCACCTTATCGAGCCGCGAAACGATAGCCTCAAATTTTTCCATATAAATCAACCAGTTAGCGATGGATCGAGGGCCGATCGAGGGCCGATCGAACCTGAATATAGTTTCAAAAAGGGGTAATATAGTTTCAAGAATATAGTTTCAAAATCCAAAATTTTCTAACCTCCTAAAAGCTCATTTTAAAATTTTTCTCGACCCTTATGACCTCCTAAAAGGTCATTTTGAAATTTTTTTTTCTCCTAAATGACGAAAACGAAATTTTTTTTTCTCCTAAATTGCCGTTTCAAAATTTTTCGAGAGCGTTAATGTCCACGCGCAAATTTTCTAACCTCCTAAAAAGTGCCATAGTCAAAAATCCCAGTGCGTTAATGTTCACGCTGAAAAAATCAGACCTTGTAAAAAGTGCCATCGTCAAAAATCCTAGTGCGTAAATGTCCACGCCGGAAAAATTCGACCTCCTAAAAATCGACGCGGCAAAAAATCGAGCTTGTCATTTTTCGCTGTGCAAATTTTGACCTGTGCAATTTCTGCACTTTTCCGCATTGCACCAATTTGTGCAGTGCCGCAAATCATCAACCAAAAGGGGCAGAAAAAGGCGCATTTTGTGCGTTGCACCATTATTGTGCAGTGCATCATTTTGTGCGGTGCAACATCGATTGATCAAAATTTGACCAAATCCGAATATAGTTTCAAGAAAGGCCAATATAGTTTCTGACGTGACCAATATAGTTTCAAGAAGCATGAATATAGTTTCAAGAAACGTAAATCTAGTTTCAAGAAGCACGTCGCCCCCAAAATCCTCGCGCCTTTCTGATTTGGTCATACTGAATATATTTTCTGACGGCATCACTGATTTGCGTCGCAGGGATCGGCTCAATACGTTCAGGCCACTCGCCAAACTTCTGCTTGTACAGGTGACCAGCCCAGCTAGACTTATATCCCTTCTGCTTTGCATGAAGCTCCAGCTCGCCTAAGAACATTGCCTTATCTTCTGGCGTGTTCAGGTAGTTTGCCTTCTCTACCGCAGTCATACGCTTGAGTATCTGCTGGTCTGCTTTGATTTGCTCTACCTTCGGCAGTTCGTACCCGCATGGACACTTCATGCCTGTACGCTGTTGGTAGCACTCTGGACACTCCCAGACTGTCGCCTCTTTTTTCTCCTTGATCTGTTTAGTTTCAGAGAATGGTCTGTCACCTGTATCTAGTTCTAAAGGCACGATGTGTTCTGCAAAGCCATGCCTTGCCACGTTTCCAGAATGATCCAAGTAGATGCTATACGGTTTATTTGGAGCTGTTCTGGCGATTCTTCCGGCTCTCTGGACGTACGCAATAACAGACGTTGTTGGATAGCAGTCGATCAAACACCGTACAGAAGGTGCGTCGTACCCTACGTTCAGTAGCTTGGAGCAAGAGAGAATCTTAAACTCACCACGGTCATGCGCTCGGAACATCACTTCCCGTAAGTCTGGGTCTGTGTATCCATCGATGTGTTCTGCGCTAATCCCATTCTGCCGGAACAGCTCTACCATGTACTTTGAGTGCTTGATCGAGGGGCTGAATGCGATAGTCTGACTATCCTCTCCATGCTTCAGCCAGTTCTTAACAATATCTCCTGCAAGCAAAGAATCTTTTTCGATGCGATGCTCTAACGATTTTGGATCGTAGTCCGTGCCTCCGGTAGGTAAAGCCCTACGGTTCAGGTCATCCAAATTGACCTTCCTGCCGCCGTAATAGTGGATCGGGCAGAGATAATCCTGTTCCAGTAGCTCAACTGGCGTGATTGGGACAATCAGATCGTCATACACATTCCCCAGACCCTTACTAAATGGAGTGGCCGACAATCCAATGAAAGGAATGTTGTTGTAGGCTTTCATCATATCCAAGAGATACTTGTGGACTGAATGGCACTCATCGACGATGGCAAAATCAAAGGTAGGCATACGAGAACGACGTGCAAGCGTTTGAATGCTCGCTATCTGTACCGGCATATAACCATCTGATCTATGATGGTTGCCTTGTATAACTCCTGTTTCTATGCCGTGAATATCAAAGGCTTCCAAGCTCTGTTCGACTAACTTGATCCGATCACAGATGAAGATTCCGCGCTTGCCGCGCTTCACTGCCTCCTCAAAAATGTAAGCCGCTGTAATGGTTTTCCCGAATGAACATGGTGCGGCTAGGATTGGTCTTCTTTTTCCTCTGCTGAGTGAGTATCTCAGCATATCGACTGCTTTTTCTTGATGTGGACGTAGTTCCATTTATTTTTCCCATAGTTGTCATTTAGAGGACGTAGGGTGATCCCTGTCCATCCAGTACGTTATCGTCCATGCAGTCACAGTAATCAGCAGTGCTTTTGCAGTGGGTAACTCTGCCGGTAGCTCAACCGTCCCTGCCCGTAGGCGGATCACCTCTAACGCTGTTTGTCCCGTCCTCAAAGGTTGGACTGCAATCTCGCTTTTTATGTACTACTGCACGATGCGACAGTTTTAACGGACGCAGGAGGGACTGAAAGAGTGGAAAAGTATTGATAATGTAACTATTTATGTTTACATTTGTACCCGTGTGCCGGAGTGCGGCTAGGGTCACTTTTCCTCAGTTCTCAGTCCGGTCTGCTAGGGGCTTCTCACACCCCGTCCGGCACATATTTTTCTTTTTACTCCGGTATTCCATCGGAGTCAACTTCAGATGAAAACTCCTCCGGATCAGGATCGTTCCATAAGTCCAGTTGTAGGGATACTTTGTACCCATCACAGATTGGACAGCGGATGCTGGCTTGTTCTGTATCCTTCGCACTGAACGTCGAACCGCAGTGGTTGCAGAAAAACTTTGCATCAATCTTCATCAGTAACTTCCTCCCACATAGGAGTGAACCACTCTATATCATCTGGCAAATCCCACAACTTGCACATATCTACCTCTGTTTTTGTTTCTTCTTCAGGTTCACAACTGTCTGGCGTTTGAATCAAAGCAGAAAAACCTACATCACAAATGTCACTACTCGGCATTCTGGCTAATTCAACATCGTACGGATTGCCGTGTTCATCTATCTGCCAATAAAGCTCATGGTCTGCATTGGTATATACAAAACCAATAAAACCTTCGTATCGCATCAAGAACAAACGATCCTCAAATGGAGCGGCTAAATACCTAACTAACATCATATCCCCCTAGTTTCTGACGATGTTTTAACAAACGTGTAAAGATACTTTTCACACGTTTCGCGTAATCTATATCATGCTCTTTGGTACTTTGCAAACACTCTAGGTACTCTACTTTTTCATGCCCTAGTTTCCAAATGAGTGCCACTCGATACTCCGAAACATTCCCTGAAAGGTAGCGATTGCACTTCACACACTGCTTATGACAGTTCCAAAGATGGAATCTCAAATGAGGGGCTGACCCCCTTGAACGGAAATGACCAGCGTCATAATTACCGCCGAACTTCCCGCCAATGTGTTTACCGCAGGAAATGCATCCATTGTGCCGGTCACGCCATCGAACATAGGCATTAAATGCGCTCTGAGCTTCAGAGAGCCACTGTGAGCGAGTTTTTTGCTTTTCCCGTACCTTAGCCCTATCTTCACGATCTTGTCGCTCTATGGCCTTCCTAACGGTCTTCTTGCCCTGTTCGGACTTTGTGTACAGCATTAGGCACTCCATCGAGCAAAAAGCCCTCAAACCACGAGCCAATGCGTCGTCTGCATCGACTTTCTTCTTACACTGACTGCAACGACGTGACTTGCTCTGCATCTTCTTTGAACTTTGTTATCTCTTCTTGTGTCATGCAATAGGTTGGCCCATGACCCAAATCTTTGATCCGCTTCTCGTTGATAATTTCATCCTCAACAGCAAATCCCCGAAAATCAACCACGTTTTTGTCGATCACCCCCAGAACATACACATCTGAACTGCCCTTTTTCTTCTTTACTGGGACGATCAACTGACCATTCTCAAGGTCTGTTGCCTTAATGTCGCATTTCCATCCTTGATAGATTACATCAGTCGTTCCAGACTGAGGGGCAATATCGAGATTCGGATACTGATTGGCCCACTTACAGAATGCCATCTCTGCCATAACGCCAATCATCTCATTACGCTTCTTTGATTCTGTCAAATGAGGGAAATAATCTTGCCGCTTCGCCGCACGATTAATCATCTCTCGCATGGCTCCAATTTGACCTGCAAGCATCAGCTCAGTATCCGACAGCTCAATTCTCATCTTGATACTCCGGCACATGAAGCCAAGTTTGACCATTTCTGATCCGATAGATGACGTGTTTGCTCACCTCAAACTTGCTAGCAATCTCCACTGGACTCAGACCTTCCTTGATTAATCCCTTAATTAAGTAAACGTCATGCTCTGTTAGCTGGGCCGAGCGATGCTTTGCACGTTTGCCTTCCCAGAAATGACTTGGCTTCATCGTTCCCCCTATCGCAGACTGATCGGTACTGCTTCAAAGTCGTCCTTACTGTTGCCAGAGTAACGACTTGCAGACCCGTGTTTCATGTACGCTTGATTAACTGCGTCCTCCTTGCTGACTGCTTTGATGCAAGCAAGATATTGGCCGCGACAATAAACCCAAAAGAACTTGAACATTATTGATTCTCTCTCTCTTTAAGTTTCATGTACTCCGAATCATCAGGGATGGTTAGCTTCATCCCGTGCGAATGAGCAAAAGTATCGACTTGTTGCATATAGAAATACATTTCGCCTTTAAGCAACTTAGTGGTGCTTTTCAAGGTCTTTATCTCTTTCTTGCCAACAATCCGAGTCTCGTATCCTAGAAACTCCTCAACTAACCATTCATGCATCTCCTCCTTGATGAATGGCGTAGCATCCTTGTCGAGCTTTGCATTGGTCTGAGCGACAATCTCGCCCAGCCACATCCAATACAGATCATTCTGGTTGATGCTTCGGTTGCTTCCCCCCTTCCATTCCAGATGAATGAACCCGTGATCCTCGATGCCCGCTAGGGCATCTCGGTAGACCTGATCCATCATCTGCTTGGAAGTGACTGTGTATTTAGCCTTTTGCATCATCAAGTCCAATGAACTGATCGAAGCTCATGCTGTGATACTCAGCAATCTCCTGCACCCGATGGACACTCATGTCTTGCATATTTCTCCAGCGGATGACCTGTTGTGGCCTCACATTAAAGTGATCGGCCAAGTCTTTGTTTTTGACGTTGCGTAGGGCTTGAGCTACACGCAAGCATCTTCCAATGTTGATGTATGTCATTTTCACCTCAGAATGGGATCGAGTCGTTAGTGACCTGCACTGGGTCAGCCGGTGCAGTATTGGTGTACTGCGCTTGATCTTTCGGCTGGTCTTTCAGGGTTAGTTTGGCCTTGAGTACCGGCGCACGTTCGTTTGCACCTTCATCTCGTTTCCAAGCACTAACCCAATACTCTTTGCCATCAACAGTTGCATTGCCTTTAAAGTCAGGATCAGTCGGCTTGTTCTTCCGATCATTACCCCAGATAGCAATCTCATTGTTGTTGTCATACTTCTTTTGTTCTGTCATAGGAATTTCTCCAAGTTCTTACTTTCTTTCTCTATTTCCTTACACGCATCGATCACAATCGCTTCCAACGCTTTGATGTATTCTTCATCACGCTCAACACGAATGAGAAGTGGCGGCAAAGACGGGTGATAAGACAAAAAGTCCCACCATTTACGTTTAGTTATCCACAGGCAACCCATCACCTGAGCTTTGTACTCAGACGGCAACTTACCTGCACGGAAATACTTAACGTGTGTTGCAGGGGCCGGACACTTAATTTCCAGTCCCCCATCTTGGTTGACGAGGCCATCCGGTGAGATTCCGCATTCATATTCATCATGCTTACAGAACCCAACCTCTTGTACGGATACTCGTCTCTCGAACTCAAAGAAAGCCCGTGCATCAGGTTCCAAAGTCCGTCCACGGATCATCCATTCATTCTCATACGTTTCAGGAACTTCCCCCATCACCTTCTCAGCGATCAAGCCGTTCACATAACCTGCGCGGCTAGTAGACTCTTTGCCTTGTGCGGTGATTAGTTTCGAGAAGCCTGACCCTGATGGACAGCCCAGACGGGCCATCAACCATTCAGGTGTTCCCTGATCTGCCTCAATGATCCTCATTTGGCCTTCCTCTTGAGTGCCGCAATCAGGTTGTCGTATTGCTCTGGATGCGTATCGTGTAGGTCTTTGACCTTGAGCCACTTATACAAAGAATCCATTTCTTCATCAGACAGCTCGACTTTCTCAAGCAACTTATCAATCTCGTTCTTCTGCTTCAGAGTCAGAGATGTAAAGTCAGCCTGTTCAAGCATATCTGCGTCATCACGCTCGCCTGAGTTGATCTTGAAGATGGTACGCATGGCAATCTTCTCGACATACGAAAGTGCTGAACCGGCAGACTGTGCGCCAGTGAAAGGAAGTGTGATTGATCTGCGGATCGGGAAGTTCCAGACAGCCCCATCCTTATGCATGATGGTGAACTGATACACCGCACGGTAGAGTTTGCGATCTTCGCTAAGACTGCTTTCCAGCTCGTCAGGGATAATCATAATCCCCGCCTCGTTCATCAAAGGACGCATCTTCTCGTAATACTTATCGATAGAGACGTATCTGTACTTAGAAAACTCGTTATTAGAATCGTATCCCAAAGTTCCGATCTTCGACTGAATCTCAAACAGTGCATTAGCGATAACTTTTGGACACTCATTAGACTGATGATTCATCTTTGTTCCCCCTTTATGAAAGCATCAGGGAACAATCTAATCATTGGAGGGCATATTGTCAACTAAACAGGATTTTGAATAGCCAATTGACTTTGCTAGAAAATACAGTAATTTAGGGGGCTTATTTCATCACCCCCGATGAAGTTCAGGCCAGAATCCACAATCTGGCCTTTTTTTACGCCACGTTCCTCATACGGGTCACAAGCCGATCAGCCCGATTCGTGACTTGTCTGTACCACTTGGAGTCAACCATCTCGTCTGCGGCGGCATTCCAATCACGCGCATCTACACCACGCTTCATGCCTTTGAACTGGCTGAGACGAGGGCGGCCCATGTTGAACATCATGTTAGCGATAATCAGTTGAGCTTCTTCCGGCAGGTCAAACCAGTCGTCATAGAGCTTCTTGCACTCGTCGAGTGTTACTTGAACGTCTTTCTCAAACACCTCGATAACGCGCTCCTCAGAGACAGCAGTGCCTACTTCTTGCCCGTGTTCTGGGTCATCCTTTGTAACTAGGTGACCAATACCGAACGTAGGAAGACCGAGATGATCTAAGTAAATTTCATACTTACAGCCTTCGTCGTATTCTAGTTCCATGCGGAGTTGATCGAGATTCATCATTTCTTACCCTTTTTCATGTTCATAATCTTGTCGGCCCCGCGTATTCCAAAACTTGAAGTGACCGCAATGAAAAGTAAATACTGATACCATTCAGGAAGGGTATTTAACGTATCAAACGCCATGTCCAGACGAGTAATTACCTCTGGATTATCCATCGCCACACTGTACGCCACAGCAAGCAACGGCATTGCGAGAATGACTGAGAAAAACTCATCTTTCCAAGAATCCTTTGTGGCATCAGCCATCTTTGCTTCCCAGTCAGCATCGTTCTGGATAGCAGTAATCTTACGCTCTTGTATGGCCTTTTTTTCTTCGGCCTTGCCCTTGATAAAATCTTTGCCTAGCTCAAGTGCTGGCCCTAGTAACATCTGCAACATGACGTTTCTCCTTTGTCTTTCTGCCACACTTATCGCATTTAACGTGTGGGCGCAGAATCAATTTAGACCCGCAGTCTGTGTGGTACATCCCTTCCTTGAAGACGTACTCACAAAGTTTCATTAGTCGGCTTTTTTGCTTTGGTAAGCACTCGCGCCGAAGAAACTAGCGACAAGGGCAGACACGGCTATGAAATACGTCCCTGCAATGTCAGTGATAAGACTAGCCGCTTTATCGAGTCCAACGAGGCTACATACAAAAATACCACTGGGATACAGCAGTAGGCCAAATAACGCAAACCACGCCATCTTGCGGATCGAATCACGCTGTGCGTCTTCATCTTCCATCTTACGACGGCGATCCTCAAGTTCAATAAGAGCAAGCTCATTTTGATCGATAACGCCATTTTGATCCTTATCGTACTTGTCGAGTAATTCACTCATCAGTTTCTCTCCAACAGAATATCAAATGCGGCAGTCAAACGAGCATTGTTGGAACGCACACTAGCTCGTACATCAATATCAGATTTTTCTGGTATTCGTAGAGGTATACCGAACTCATACATATAATGGCCGCCAGCACCAGAAAATTCAAAAGAATGACCTACGCGAAAAGAGGCTTCACCGAAATACCGAACGTACATATCGCCAGTTGCATCAGCACCAGACTGACAGCTAGCCGCGCCTTTCATTATGTACGCTGTGTATCCAGCCGGAACAGTGTAAATCGCGGCATGAGATACAGCCTTGCCAGCAGTGATCCGCATAACAGTCACACCGCCTTTTTGAACATTTATGTCAGCTACATTTATTGCTGATCCGTTTGTAATAAAGGCTTCTACTACACGAATGAATGAACTGGTAGTAGCTGTCGCTTCAGCACTGGAAACAGTCACAACCTCCTGAATTAGGTCATAGGATGCGTTCAAACCGATAATCCGTATCGTTTTACCATTATCAGACGCATTGACAGCCGGTACAGACAGCGTTCCAGCAGAAGCAAAGGATGACCAAGGGTACTCCGTATCATCAACGTCCCAGATCGTCCCAGTATTGTTCTGAGACATAGCAGGAACGGCTCCAAACTTATTGACACTGGAGATGTTGTTATAGACCCCGCGGGCAGAGTCCAAGAAGAAGTCTGGCGAAGACATATTAACGCCAAGGTGATATGTCACTCGTCTTTTCCCTTATCGTTGCCGATTAGCTTTTGCACCGTCTCTGTTTCGTAAATACGAATAGCGGTCCATAGGATAGTAAATAGAGCCGCCAGTGGCGGTAATAGGTCAGATAAAGTTCCCACAACAGTAAACACTGATGCAGCATCTATAGCAGTTTTGGTTGCTTCTGTGGTGTGCTGCACAGTGCCTACTCCCAGGGTTGGTTTCGACTGTAATTATATCAGTCACTTTCGTCAGTTTCGACACTTAGTGAGTTGCGTAACCTTTCGAGAAACGCATCTTTACCTACCGATAACTGATCTAAGTTGAATTGTGCATTGCTGATTTTGCGATCCAGATCGACACAATGGTTAAACAATGCCTTCTGTTCGTCAGTCAGATCATCGTATTCGTATTCTTCACCGTCAATGGTGATAGGGTTCTTTCTATCTTTTCCCATCACTAAGCTCCTTATGCCCAATCTTCGTATGTATGACCATTGTCAGCCATGTATGTCTTTCCTGCGGTGATTGCCGCTGAGATAGACGCTTTGTCAGCAGGTGCAGTGCGAGA